GCTTTATCCGGAAGTGTGGCCGAGTGGTTGAAGGCAGCGGTCTTGAAAACCGCCGAAGGGGAGACCCTTCCCAGAGTTCGAATCTCTGCGCTTCCGCCATCTGAAAACCTGAAGGCCCCGTATTCCGGGGCCTTCAGCGTTTCTGGGGTCCGGAAAACTGAGGGGAAATGGTCCCAGTTTGGTCCCATCACTAAAATGCGCGCGGCACGGCGAGCCGCCCCTTACGCACGTCGCCGCGTTTTATCTTGACCCATCGAAAACGGGTAATTTTGGTAATTTTCTTGGCCTGCACCATGAAAGTCCTTTGCTTTCAGCGGGTTAGGATTGATTCTTAAAGGTAATTTTTTGGTAATTCATAGGTAATCGACTTACCTAATCTGATGGTCATGCTTCAATAAGTGCCATCCCTTTGAAATCAAGCACTTACAGGAAAATTACCTTTTCCATTACCCAAAATTACCTCCCGAGGTAAGCGGTCGAGCCCAGCAAATACGGGGCCTTCAGCCGTATTCCTGAAGTCCCTGACCAAAATTACCCATTTTCGAATTCGCCTCTGAAATCGGTGGGCACTGGTAGCTCCGCAAACGCTCAAGAAAGAGGCCATCTGTGCAGGGATTCGCAGGGTTGGCCCGGCGCTGAAAGCGCCTCTCCAGCGCGCAGCCTGGGCCGCTCTCGGCCATCCAGCAGGGGTGCGGAAAATGCCATAGGTTTAGCCCGCAGGTGTGGTGGGGGGACAACGGCGCGCGCCGGGTGATGATCTGGCTAGGTCGGCCGCCGCTGATCGAAACGTGAGGGAGTTGGCACCCTTGGGTCAGGACAGCCCATAGCCGCCTGCTACAATTGCCGGCTCAGACAAAAGGAATTGTCCGATGATGCGGATTAGACAGCCCGAGGCGTTCGCCCTCGCGCAGGAACACTTCAGGCCGTTGCTGTTCACGGCCGCTATGGATTCCCCTCAGACCATCCATTGCATGTTGATGGACGAGCAAACCGGGGAGTCGCTCGTACTCACAGGCCTGCCTTGCGGGATATCGGTCACCAAGTCGCAGCTGGCGGGGCTGATCAATCTGATCGAGCTCGATATCGCAGCGCTTAGGCCATCGCTCCTGCAGCGTCGGCAGGAATGCGCCGGCTAGATTCAGGCCACAAAAAAGCCGCCTCGAGGGGCGGCTTGGGTGCATCGGGGCGGTGATCAGTTCTTTGCCGGCAACTCAAACTCCCTGAACCGCACTACCTCCTCCCCAACCCACTCATTCACCTGAGCCAGCCTTGCCTGGATCGGCTCCAGCTCGTTGACCGCCCACACCTCAGCGGCCTCGCGCAGCGAGCCAAAGCCCCCCGCGTTCTGCGGCACGATGCCCATCAGCTGGGGCGGGATCCGGAGCGCGGCCAGCAGATCGTCGCGGCTGATGTTCTTGATCGATCCGAACTCATCCTTCGCTGCCACCTCGCTCACCGGCAGCAGCTGGATGCCGTCCTTCTTGCCGCCCGGTGCGTACATGAACAGGTTGCGGAAGTTGCCCGGCCCCTTGGCTGATTTCAGCGCGGTGCGCAGGGCGTCGACGTCTTCTTCCTTCTGCGCGGCGTCGGTCATGTACATGATGAAGCCGGCATGGCTGCCGTTCTGGTAGTAGCGACGGCGGAAGAGGGTGGCCGACTCATTGAGCAGCGCCGATTGCAGCGCCGACAACCACTCCGGCAACCCGTACACCTCCTGGTTGATATCCGCCTCGCGCAGATGGCAGATCGTCCCGGCCTTGAATTCATGCTCATCGCGCCAGCCGCGCACCTGGTAGTAGGTTTCCAAGTCGGCACCGCGGCGCATGTACTTCGCCAGCGTCGGCTGCAGGCTCAGCGGCTGGCCGAGCATGTTCTGCCGCCGCTCCAGGTACGCATTGCCGCACCACAACCAGTCCAGGGCGAACTGGCCAAACGCCTGCCGGCTCAGCAGCCGATGCGGGATAAAGGTGCGCTCGAGCATGTTGCGCTTGAAGTTCAGCCCGCTCTGCAGGAACACGCTCGCCCTGGTCGACTTCGCTAGCCCATCCAGCGACAGCGGCGGTTCGTACCACTTCCCGTTCAGCCAGCATTCCAGATAGTCGAGCAGCTCGCGCCCGTCGAGCACCGGCATCGGGTCGCCGAAGGTGAAAGCCTCGATACCGGGAGCAGGGGCAGCGGCAATGTCGGTGTTCATCAGTAGATCTCCATAAAGCTGGTGTTCTGGGCTGTCATGCCCTCGAGCGGCTCGTTGTGCAGGGCATGGAACAGCGCCCAGGCCAGATCGGCGTGGCCGGTTTCATCGGTGCGGCCGGCGGTGTAGGTCATCTGCCGGCCGCTGGCCGTGGTGGTTTTGCGGATCGCCATCAGCGAGGAGGCAAGGTCCGTCCAGCCGGCGTCGAATTCGAGCCGGCCCTTGTGGATCACGTCATAGGCCTTCAGCACCAGGCGGGTCTTCACCTCCGGCGAGTAGCTGAAGGTGGTCAGGTTCGGGAAGAACTGCTTCACCAGCTGCGCCACGCCTGAGCCCATGCCCGTCATGTCGATACCGATGTAGGTCACCCAATAGCGCAGCGTCACCCGGCGGATCGCTTCGGCCTGGGCGGCGAAGTCCATTCCGCGGAACTGATGGCGCTCGAGCACGCGGAACTTCCCGCCCGGCACCAGCGGCGGCGCCGCCACGATCAGGCCAGCGCTATCGCCCGTCTCGGCTGGGTCATAGCCCACCCACACCTGGCGGTCACCAAAGGGCCGATCGGCGAACGGCTTGTAGTCCTCGTTCCACTCGATCCAGCTATCCACCATGCACGGCTGCAGCACCGCCAGCGGGAAGATCGAGGCGCCGTCGTCGACGAACTGGCACATCAGCAGGTTCGCGTAGGCCTCGGCGCTGTACTCCAGGCGCAGCTCTTCAATGTCGAACAGATCGCAGCCTCGCTGCTCGGCATCCAGGATGGTGACGATCTGCCGCCAGATCCGGTCCTCGCAAAGCCGCCCCTGCTGCAGCGCGTCATGCGTAACATCGATGCTGATCCGCTGCGCCGCTGGCTTGCCCTTGTTGAAGCGCTCACCCGTCCAGAACGAATAGGCCTCATGTGCCATCGAGGAGGGCGTCGAGAAATAGGTGCGGCGGTATTGCTTCTGCATCGCCATGCCGCTGGCGACCTTGTTCAGCTCGTTGAACTTGAACGTCCAGAAGAATTCGTCGAAGTAGAAATTGCCGTGGTAGCCCTGCGCCGTCCGCGCGTTCGTGCCGAGGAAGTGCAGCTCCGCGCCGTTGCTCAGAATGATCGGGTCGCCAGTGAGCTCAACCTGGCAAACCTCGCGGGCGAACGCCTGGATGTAAGCCTTGAAGATGTGCGCCTGATTCTTCGACGCAGACAGGAAGATCTGATTGCGCCCCGTCACCAGCGCATCGAGCAGCGCCTCCCGGGCGAAGTAGAACGTCGCACCGATCTGCCGGCTCTTCAGAATCGCCCGCGTCCGCTGATTGCCCGCCCGGTACCAGTCCAGCTGATAGCCGAAGCACCCATCGCGGAACGCCTCCTCGAGCTGCTCGACGTGTTCCTCGGCGAACTCGTTGCGCTTCGGCGGCTTCTTCGGCCCCGCGTTGCGCTTATCCAGGTTCGGGTTGAGCTCGGCTTCGGTCCCGCCACCCTTGAACCGCTCGATTCGCGCCTGCCGCTCCAGCTGGCGGTGTAGCAGGTCGATTTCCTTGAAATCGCCACCGCTCTTGCCGTCCTTCAGGATCAGCTGAACCAGCCGCGCCTCCAGCGCGCCGCCGATCCGCTCCACATTGTCCGCCCGGTCCCATTCGTCCCGGGCCTTCCAGCTGTGGACGGTCTTTTCCTTCTCGTCCAGATAGTCGGCGATATCCGTGATGCGCCAACCCGTCCAGTACAAAAACTTGGCCTGGCGGCGGTTGTCGCGTTGAGCGGGGAGTTCGTCGGGTGCATTCATGGCGCCGATGCTGCCGCTCACGCGCGCGAGCCGTTACTCCGGCGCCCTGTACGTCCAGCCAGTACAGGGTGCGCGAATTGCCCGCAGTTCGCCGGCTGCCGACCATGCCCTCACTACCTGCCCAGCAGCCAACAGTCGAGGACAGCCCGCATGGCCGGCAACAGCAAAAAATTCCGCTCCAAGATGTTCCGCATCGGCGTCGAAGGCGCGACCACTGATGGTCGCAAGATCGAGCGCAGCTGGCTGGAGGAAATGGCCGCCAGCTACAACCGCGACACCTACGGCGCCCGGATCAACATCGAGCACATCAAGGGCCTGTCCCCGGATTCGCAGTTCGGCGCCTACGGCGACGTGGTTGCACTGAAGGGTGAAGAGATCCAAATCAACGGCGAAACCAAGTACGCGCTGTTCGCCCAGCTCGAGCCGAACGACGCCCTGCTGGCGTTGAACAAGAAGGGCCAGAAGATCTACTCCTCCATGGAGATCCAGCCCAAGTTCGCCGACACCGGCAAGGCCTACCTGGTCGGCCTCGCGCTCACCGATTCCCCCGCGAGCCTAGGCACCGAGGCCCTGGAGTTCAGTGCCCAGCACGGCACCTTGACCAGCCGTAAGCAGGACAAGGACAACCTATTCACCGCCGCCGAGCTGGCTGAGCTGGAGTTCGAAGAAGTCACCGACCAGCCCGGCGCCTTCAAGGACCTCGCCGCCCGCGTCAAGGCCCTGTTCACCAAGGGCAAGGAAACCGAGGGCCAGTTCAGCGAGCTGGGCGAGGCCGTGACCTCCCTGGTCGATTTCGCCGAAAAGCAACAGGCCAGCCTGGATGCGTTCCGCACCGAGTCCGCCGCGCTGGGCGAGAAGGTCACCAAGCTCGAGGAAACCGTGGCGGATCTGACCACCAAGCTCGGCCAGACCCAGGACCACAACCAACATCAGCGCCCGCCGGTTCCCGGCAACAGCCAGCAAGTCCTCACCCAATACTGACCGACGCCGGAGCACCCCATGCGTAACGAAACCCGCAAACTGTTCAACGGCTACCTGCAGCAGGTGGCCAAGCTCAACGGCGTGGACAACGCCACCGAGAAATTCAACGTCACCCCGACCGTGCAGCAGAAGCTGGAAACCGCCATCCAGGAGGCCAGTGGCCTGCTCAAGAGCATCAACATCATCGGCGTCGAGCAGCAGGAAGGCGAAGCGCTGCTGCTGGGCGTCAACGGCCCGATCGCCAGCCGTACCAACACCAAGACCGGCGGCCGTCGCAACCCGGCCGACCGCAGCGACCTGACCAAGGACACCTACAGCTGCAAGCAGACCAACTTCGACAGTGCCTTCCCGTATGCGCTGATCGATGCCTGGGCCAAGTTCCCCGACTTTCAGGTGCGCCTGTCCGGCTCCATCACTGAGCGTCAAGCGCTCGACCGGATCATGATCGGCTTCAACGGCACCAGTGCCGCTGCCACCTCCGACATCGCCGCCAACCCGCTGCTGCAGGACGTCAACATTGGCTGGCTGCAGAAGATCCGCACCGGCGCGGCTGACCGCGTGCTCGACGAAGTCGTCGACGCTTCCGGCAAGGTGACCGTGGGCGCCACTGGCGACTACAAGACCCTCGACGGCGTGGTGTTCGACGCCGTGCAGATGCTCGACCCATGGCACCGCAGCCACCCCAACCTGGTGGTCATGGTTTCCCGCGACCTGCTGCACGACAAGCTTCTCGCCGCAGTCGAGAAGGGCGCAGCTTCCAACCAGGAAGAGAACGCTGCCGACCAGATCGTCACCAAGGCCCGCCTCGGTGGCCTGCCGATCGTCGACGCGCCGTTCTTCCCGGCCGGTACCGTGCTGGTCACCACCCTGAGCAACCTCTCCATCTACTTCCAGGAAGGCGCACGCCGCCGCCATGTGAAGGACGAGCCGGAGTACGACCGCATCGCTGACTACCAGTCGAGCAACGATGCCTACGTGATCGAGGACTTCGGTCTGGTCGCCCTGGTCGAAAACATCGAGGCGGTGTAAGCCATGCTCAGCCCAGCCCAACGCAACCAGCTGCGCAAACGCGCAGCCCTGCAGGCAGCTGAGGTAGCCCCGGCCATGTCCATGGCCGGCGCCACCGCCTACGAACAGCAGCTGCTGCAACTCAACCAGGACCGGCTGCGCCTCAAGCAGGTGCAGTCGGAGCAGGGCAAGGCTGAGCTCAAGCGTTTGCTCATCCCGGCCTATCAGCCCTACATCGAAGGCGTGCTGGCCGCCGGTAAAGGCGCCCAGGACGATGTGCTCACCACGCTTATGGTCTGGTCCATCGACGCGGGCGACTTCGCCGGCGCACTGGCCATCGGTCGTTACGTGCTCGAGCACAGCCTCAAGATGCCCGACCGCTTCGCGCGGACCACTGGTTGCCTGCTGGCTGAAGAAGTGGCCAATGCCGCCCTCAAGCAGCAGAAAGCCGGCGCACCGTTTGACCGTTTCGTCCTGTCGCTGGCCGCAGACATCACCGCCGCTCACGACATGCCGGACGAAGCCCGCGCCAAGCTGCACCTCGCCCTGGGCAAGGCCTACCTGGCCGAGCTGGACGAAGCGGCGCCGAACGCTGAAGGCTTGAAAGAAGCACGCGCCCACCTGGCCCGTGCCATCGACCTGCACAGCAACTGCGGCGGCAAAAAGGATCTGGAGCGCGTCGAGCGCCTCCTCAAGAAACACGCGGAAAGCAAGCCAACCGAACCCGGTACCGGCGAGCCCACCGAGCCCGACCAGCCGACGTCCGAGCAAGACGAAAGCCAGCCGAGCGAAGAGGGCGCACCGAGCACCGAAACCGGAACCGGCGAGCCACCCGCTAACTGAGCGTCCCCCACGCACTCGGCGGCTCGGGGCTGATCGACAGGCTTTCTCCTTGGCCTTGTCGTGAAGCCCCGACCACCGCCGAACTAGGGCAAGAACATGAGCGCATTCATCGCAGCAGGCGGCGGCACTGCGCCGTATCCCATTACCAACGATGGCTGGTTTCCTGACCTCGACGGCCAGCACCTGCGCGAATCCCTGCGCCTGGACGGCAGCATTACCGATGCCCGTCTCGAAACCGCCGCCGTCAACGCGGTGATTGAGATCAACCGAGAACTGAAATCCTGGAAGGCCCAGCAGCTCGCTGCCGGCAACGCCAGCCTGGCCGACGTTCCGGCAGATCAGATCCAGGGCGAAAGCCAGCTGCTGCACCTCTACCGCCGCGCCATCTACTGCAGTGCAGGCGCCGAGCTGGCCGAGCGCATGCGCGACTACAGCGCCACCGGCGACGGGGCCGAACGCGCCGAGGCCCTGACCCCGACCGCCGACGAATACCGCCGCGACGCCCGCTGGGCCATCCGCAGCATCCTCGGCATCGCCCATACCACCGTGGAATTGATCTGATGGAAACGATCGACTGGAACGAGATCAGCCGCCGCGGGCTGCTTGAGCGAATCAACCGCGAAATCATGCACCCGCTCGGGTTGGCCGTCTGCCGCGTCGTTGAAACTGGCGTCTCGCCTGGCGCGCTGGTCTCCGAGGATGGCCCATTCGTGTATCCCGACGAAGGCACCGCTGAGGCGCACGACTGATGGCCGGCCTCCGCGCCCAGCAGGGCGACACCGTCGACGCCATTTGCTGGCGGCACTACGGGCGCACCGCCGGCGTGGTCGAGCAGGTGCTCGACGCCAACCCCGGCCTGGCCGACCTCGGCCCGGTCATCCCACATGGCACGCTGATTCAGCTGCCCGAACAGGCCGTGCGCGCCGAACAACGCCAAATGGTGAACCTATGGGACTGATCTACCTCGCCCTCTACAAGGGCCGCGGCACGCTGTTCAACCGCCTGATCCGTCTCTGGACGCGCTCCAAGTACAGCCACTGCGAGCTGGTCCTGCCTGATGGCCGCTGGCTCTCCGCCTCGGCCATGGATGGCGGTGTGCGCGGCAAGCACATCGAGCTGAACCTCGAGCACTGGGACCTGATCCCGCTGCGCTGGGGGGACTATCGCCAGATCGTCCGCGTGTTCCGCGCCAACGCCGGGCAGGGTTATGACTACTTCGGCCTGTTCGGCAGCCAGCTCCTGCCGGTCGGCCTGCACAGCCGGCATCGCTGGTTCTGCAGCGAGTTCTGCGCCGCCGCGCTCGGCTTCCCCATGCCGCAACGCTACAGCCCGGCTCAGCTGGGCGAAGTGGTCCAGCACATCAACACCCTCACGCCCAGCGGACAGTGGAATGAAGCGAATGCATGACCGTCCCGAAATGGCCTGGCTCGCCACATGGCTCCAGGAGAATTACCCGATCCTGTATGCGGCAGGCCTGTCCGCTGCCATCGCCGGCTCGCGGCTAATGCTCGGCGGCGGATCGCTGCGCCGCATCGCCATCGAGTCAGTCGTCTGCGGCTTGATCACCCTGGCTGCCAGCAATGGTCTGGCGCTGTTTGGCATTCCGCAGGAATACGCCCCGTTCTTCGGCGGCATCATCGGCCTGATCGGCGCTGAGGGCGTTCGCGCCGGTGCCAAGCGCCTGTTCGAGCGTAAGGTGGAAAGCGTATGAGCGAACTACTGATCATCGGCGCCCGCGGCCTCGCCGTGCGCAACCTGCAGGCCGCACTCAAGTTGGCCGGCATCGCGGTCACGGTAGACGGCGACTTCGGCGAGCAGACTGAACGCGCCGTTGCCGCCTTCCAGCGCCGCGCCGGGCTGGTGGACGATGGCGTAGCCGGGCCTAAAACCCTGGCCGCGCTCGCAGGGCGCGACACCTCCAAGCTACTCAAGCGGCAGGATCTGCAGCAGGCCGCCGACCGCCTCGGCGTGCCGCTGGCCAGCGTCATGGCCGTCAATCAGGTGGAAAGCAGGGGAGAGGGCTTTGCCGCCAATGGCCGTCCGGTGATCCTGTTCGAGCGCCACGTCATGCACGCCCGCCTGCAGGCCAACGGCCTGAGCGAAGCGGAGGCCGATGCACTGGCCGCCAAGCAACCCGCCCTGGTCAACCGCAAGGCCGGCGGCTACATCGGTGGCACAGCCGAGCATCAACGCCTCGCCCAGGCCCAGCAGCTCCACGCCACCGCTGCGCTGGAGTCCGCCAGCTGGGGCCTGTTCCAGATCATGGGCTACCACTGGCAGCGCCTCGGCTACTTCGACGCGCAGCACTTCGCCGACACCATGGCGCTCAGCGAGGCCGCCCAGCTCGACGCCTTCGTTTCATTCATCGAAACCGACACCGCGCTGCACAAGGCGCTCAAGGGCCGGAAGTGGGCCGAGTTCGCCAAGCGCTACAACGGCCCGGCCTACGCCAAGAACCTCTATGACGTGAAGCTCGCCCGGGCCTACGCCCAGTTCGCCGCAGAGCACGCCCAGGAGCAGGCAGCATGACCAGCTGGAAAGCTTGGCTTGGCGTAGCGGGGCTGGTCGTTGCCCTGCTGGTGGCCTTGAACATCCAGGCTCAGTGGATCGACGCGGCAAACGCCCGCGCCGATCTCGCCGCAGATCGCCTGCAAACCGCCCAGCAACGCAACGCCAACCAGGCCGCCACCATCACCCGCCTCACCGGCGAAGTGGCAGCGCAGCGCCTCGAACAGCTTGCCCTGCAGCAAACGCTCAGCGACCTGCGCCAGGGCCATGCCACCGACCAGCTCAAGAAGAAGGAACGCCGCCGTGAAGACCCAACCCATGCGACTTGGGCTGCTCAGCCTCTGCCTAATGCTGCTCGCCGCCTGCACCAACGTCCCGCCATCACCGGAGCCGCAGGTTACCGTCAGTGGCTGTCCGGTCGTGACGCGCTGCACGCTGGACCCGGCGGCGCCGGCCAGTAACGGCGAACTGAGCGACGACGGCGACTACCTCATGGCCGCTTGGGGCGAATGCGCCGCCAAGGTCGACCTGGTGGTGGACCACAACGCGCGCAGCACCCAGCCATGAACAAGCCCGAATCCCTGCGCGCCCACCTGCTGGCCGCCATCCCCGAGCTCAAGCGCAACCCCGACCGTCTGCTGGTGTTCATCGACAACGGCAGCATGCGCAGCACCGCGGCGCCTGGCCTGTCGTTCGAGTACAGCTACACGCTCAACCTCATCCTCACTGACTTCGCCGGCCATCCGGACGCCGTCGCCATTCCGCTGTTCGCCTGGGTGCTGGTCAACCAGCGCGAGCTGATGGAGAACCTGGAGCGGGGCAGGGACGCCATCAAGTTCGAGGCCGATATCCTCGACAACAGCAAGGTGGACCTGTCCATCACCCTGCCGCTCACCGAGCGCGTGATTGTCAAACGCATGCCTGACGGTACCTTGCATGTGGACCATCCCCAAGAGCCACAGCTCGAACCACATTTTCCAGCCGGCCATTGGGAGCTCTACGCCGAAGGCATGCTCATCGCCGAGTGGGACAGCATCGAAGGCGTGAACGGGGACATCGCCAGCCCGCACCCGAAGCGCTCCAATGGCTGACGATCTTCAGGCGCTCGAAGACTGGGCCGGCGCGCTGCTCAACCAACTGCAGCCCGCCGAGCGGCGCAAGGTCACCCAATCCGTTGCCCGCGACCTACGCCGCAGCCAGCAGCAGCGCATCGCCACCCAGAAGAACCCAGACGGCACACCGTACGCCCCGCGCAAGCCTCGCCAGCCACTGCGCGCCAAGGCCGGCCGCATCAAACAACGCAAAATGTTCGCCAAATTACGCACCGCCCGTTACCTGCGCTTGCAAAGCGATGCCGATTCAATTGCGATTGGGTTCGCAGGCCGAGTGTCACGCATTGCGCGTGTGCATCAGTATGGGTTGCGAGATAGGCCAGGGCAGGGCGCGCCGGATACTCCATATGCGCGCCGCCAGCTGCTCGGCTTCAGCGCTGCGGATCTCGAGCTGATCCGCGACCGCTTGGTTGAACAACTGGTGCCCTAGGTGACGCTACCGCTCAGGCGGGGGCTGATCAGTCTGCAAATTTCCATCTCTTCGAGGTTGTTACGTTTCCGAGCTCATCGGTCACCGGCTCTTCGGTCGGATCGGTTATTCCAAAGGTTTCCCGGTTTTCCGAAAGAATCTTGCCGAACTGAGCATTCCAGGAGAGATGGCCAAGGACGCCAGTGTTCGACACAAAGTGACCCATGTATGCCTTGATGACCTCCGAGGTCAGCGGGCTATGACCGGCGCTCTTGAAGTCAGCGATGATCTTGGAAACGGCTTCCAGGTCGACGGCGATGGATGTTTTCATAACGGGACTCTCCTTAGAAAAATTAACCTGCACTCTCTTATTCACATGAGCGCGGTTTGAATTTACAGCTAGGCCCCGATTTGCGATGAACGGCCGTTCTAGGATGACAAGCGGTCGTTTTGGTTCCTTTGATACCTCTCCCCATGTAACGCCCGCCGCTACACCCCATGCCTCGTGCACCCCGCGCGCGCGACCGCCAGCATGGGCCCATGAATACCGCCGACCTGATTCGCCGCCTCGACAACCTGATCCGCCTCGGCACCATCGCCGCCGTGGACTACCAGGCTGCGCGCTGCACAGTGACAACCGGTGGGCTCACCGTCCCCAATCTGCCCTGGCTGGCTCTACGCGCCGGCGCAAGCCTCGACTGGGATCCGCCAACCGTCGGCGAGCAGTGCATCCTGTTAAGCCCTAGCGGCGAACCGGCCCAGGGCGTTGCCCTGGTCGGGCTCTACTCACAGCAACGCCCGGCCCCGGCGAATAGCGCGAATGTGCGCCGCCGGACATACCCGGACGGGGCTGTGATCAATTACGACCACGCCACTCACACACTGAGCGCCACACTGCCCACCGGCGGCAAGGCCCAGCTCACCGCACCGGGCGGCGTCACCATCCTCGGCAACGTCGATATCACCGGCACCGTGACCGTCAGCGCAGACGTAGTCGCATCCGGCATCAGCCTCGTCACCCACAAGCATGGCGGCGTACAAACCGGCTCCGGAACCACGGCGGTGCCCAAATGATCGGCATGTCCGCCACCACCGGTCGCGCCATCGAGGGCAACGCCCACCTGGCCCAGTCGATCGCCGACATCCTCACCACGCCCATCGGCTCGCGCGTCATGCGACGCGAATACGGCAGCCAGCTGCCTGACCTGATCGATTGGCCCACCAACGACGCCACCCGCCTGCAGGCCTACGCCGCCACGGCCATGGCGCTGCTGCGCTGGGAGCCGCGCATCCGTCTGAGCCGGGTGCAGTTGTTCCTGGGCGAGCAGCCCGGGCAGGTCGTGCTCGACATCGAGGGCAGCCGCGCCGACGTCAACGAGCCGCTCAGCCTGCGCATCCCCCTGCGTCTCGGAGCCATCGCATGAGCCAGTTCACCGCCATCAACCTCGCCCAGGTGGCCCCGCCGGATGTGATCGAGCCGCTCGACTTCGAGCAGATCCTCGCCGCCATGCTGGCCGATCTGCTCGAGCGCGCGCCCGAGCTAGACGCACAGGTCGAATCGGAACCGTTCATGAAGGTGCTGGAGGTTTGCGCGTACCGCGAGCTGCAGCTGCGCGCCCGCATCAACGATGCCGCCCGCGCCGTTATGCTGCCGTACTCTACGGGCACCGACCTGGACAACCTCGGCGCGCTGTTCGGCGTCGAGCGCTTGCTCATCAGCCCAGCGGTTCCAACTGCGATCCCGCCGATTGCCGCTGTCTACGAAAGCGACAGCGACTTCCGCTACCGCATCCAGCTCTCGCTGGAAGGATTGTCGACTGCAGGTCCTGAGGGCGCGTACATCTTCCACGCGCTCAGCGCGGACGGGCAGGTGCTCGATGCTAGTGCCACCAGCCCATCGCCTGGGCAGGTCCTGATTACTGTGCTTTCACGTTCCGGTACCGGAGTGCCGGACGCAGCGCTGCTCGCCACGGTGCTGACCAAACTGAGCGACGACAGCGTCCGGCCGCTCACGGACTACGTCCAGGTACAGGCCGCCGCCATCATCCAGTACCAGGTCACCGCCACGCTGTACTTCTACGCTGGCCCGGACCGGGAAGTGGTCATGGCCAACGCACGCGCGGCGCTGGAGGCCTACACCGCTGGCCAGCACCGTCTGGGGCTGGACGTCACGCTCTCTGGTATCTACGCAGCGCTGCACCAACCGGGCGTACAGCGCGTGGACCTGGCAAGTCCCACCGCCAACCTGGTGGTCAACCGCCAGTCCGCCTCCTACTGCACCGCCATCAACCTCACCGATGGTGGCTTGGATGAGTGACCAGCCGAGCCTGCTGCCGCCCAATGCATCGCCGCTTGAGCGCAAGCTGGAGCAGGCCACCCTGCGCCTCGGCACCATGGCGGTGCCGCTGCGCGACCTATGGAATCCGGACACCTGCCCGGCCAACCTGCTGCCCTGGCTGGCCTGGACACTCTCACTCGACAGCTGGCAACCGTACTGGCCCGAGGCCGTCAAACGCGCCCGCATCAGCGCAGCCGTCGATATCCAGCGCCGTAAGGGCACCGCCAAAAGCGTGCGCGATGTGGTCCGCAGCTTCGGCAGCTCGCTCGCGTTGCGTGAGTGGTGGCAGACCGAGCCCATGGGCGCTCCGCACACCTTTGAGGTCGTGCTCACGCTTGGCGCTAGCGTCCCCAATACGGCCGCTTACCAGCAAGACATCATCAAGGAGATCGAGCGCACCAAGCCCGTCCGCTCGCATTTCACGCTAACGCTCGGCCTGGCCGCTTCTGGAGGCCTCGGCCTACAGGGCGCCGCACGGTCAATCATCTATCGCCGCCTGCAATGCACCGAGGCCCCGTAATGGCACTACCTATCACGATTACCGATGCCGGCCGCACCGAGATCATCAACGCCCAGAACAACGGCACCGGGGCGGTGACGATTACCGAGATCGGCTTCGGCACGGGCCAATACACGCCAACCAAAACCCGCACCGCGTTGCAGGCACAGGTTAAACGTGTGGGCTCGGTTGCTGGGCAGGCTGTGGCTGCCGACACGATTCATGTCATGGCGTTGGACGAAAGCGCCTCGAGCTACAACGTTGGCGAGTTCGGGTTGTTCAGCGACAAGGGCACGCTGATTGCCGTCTATTCGCAGCCAGCGGCCGCAGGTTGGATTATTCAGAAGGCGGGGCCCAGCACCTTGCTACTGGCGACCGACATCATCCTGGAGAGCCTGGACGCCAACAGCATCACCTTCGGAGATATCAGCTTCATCAACCCACCCGCGTCCACCACTGTCCAGGGAGTGGTTGAGCTCGCGACGCCAGAGGAAACCCAGGCGGGTACCGATGGCAGCCGAGCCGTAACGCCGGCGGGGCTCAAAAGCCTAACCGGCACGACCAACCGCGCAGGCTTGGTGCAGCTGAACAACACGCTGACCAGTACCAGCACGGCCCAAGCATTGACTGCCGCTCAAGGCAAAAAGCTGCAGGATGAAAAACAACCGCTCGATGCCACCCTGACGGCCTTGGCCTCGCTCGTTACCGCTGCGAATAAGCTGATCTATGCGACCGGTCTCGATACGTTCGCGACGGCTGATCTGTCCGCCTTTGCGCGGACGTTGCTGGATGACGTTAATGCTACGGCGGCGCTTGCAACGTTGGGCGCTGCCCCATTGAATTCCCCGGGCCTAACCGGAGCACCAACTGCGCCGACTCCGGCTACCAACTCGAACAATACGCAGCTCGCCACCACTGCCTTCGTCAAAGCGGTGGTTGCCGCCCTGGTCGATTCCTCTCCTGGAACGCTGGATACGCTCAACGAATTAGCCCTGGCGCTGGGTAACGACCCGAACTTCGCCACGACGATAGCCAACGCATTAGCATTGAAGGCGAATTTGGCGAGCCCAACGCTCACAGGCGATCCGAAAGCGCCGACGCCTACTGCTACCGACAACGACACGTCCATTGCTACCACGGCATTTGTGCGAGCGGCGCTGGAATTGTTCGGTCTAGGGACGGCCCGCCTCGCATATACGGCTGGTGTCGACGCAAATACCCTGACTACGACAGGGATGTACCAAATTCAGGGTACTAACCTACCTGGGGGCGACACGGGAACGTGGTTCGTCCGGGTGGACGCGGCGCACGATCTGGCAGGAAGGGTCACGCAGGAAGCCGAGCGTGCAAACGTATCCGCTGGGGATGGCGTACGCGTCTATCGGCGCCGTTGCAATGATGGCGTATGGACGCAGTGGCAAGAATTCTGGCACAACGGCAATTTTAACCCGGCGCTCAAGGCGAATTTGGCGAGCCCAACATTCACGGGCACGCCAACTGCGCCGACTCCGGCTATCAGCACAAACAATACGCAGCTCGCCACCACTGCCTTCGTCAAAGCGGTGGTTGCCGCCCTGGTCGATTCCTCCCCAGGAACGCTGGACACGCTCAACGAATTAGCCCTGGCGCTGGGTAACGACCCGAACTTCGCCACGACGATAGCCAACGCATTGGCATTGAAGGCGAATTTGGCGAGCCCAACGCTCACAGGCGATCCAAAAGCGCCGACGCCTTCTGCTACCGTCAACGACACGTCCATTGCTACCACGGCATTTGTGCGAGCGGCGATGGCGTTGTTCGGCCTAGGGTCGGCCCGCGTCGCGTATACGGCTGGTATCGACGCAAATACCCTGACTACGACAGGGGTGTACCAGATTCAGGGTGCCAACCTACCAGGGGGAGACACGGGAACGTGGTTCGTCCGGGTGGACGCGGCGTTCGACCTTAGCGGAAGGGTCACACAGGAAGCCGAACGTGCTAACTCATCCGCTGGGGATGGCGTACGCGTCTATCGGCGCCGTTGCAATGATGGCGTATGGACGCAGTGGCAAGAATTCTGGCACAACGGCAACTTAAAACCCCCGATTGGTGATGGCCAAGCATGGCTCGATGTCACCTCAAGCCGAGTCGTAGGCATTACATACACCAATACAACGGGGCGCCCGATCCAAATATTTATTGACGCTTCCGATATCACAAGCAATCCCACGCCCATGGCTATTTCGATATCTGGAATTCAATGGGAGTCAGCCGACCTAACTGGCGGGCTTCAAGTGTTCGCACCAGTTTCGTTGATCGTTCCTGCCGGAAGTTCTTATCGCATTTCGGGTGGAATTAATATTAGAAAATGGCTGGAGCTACGCTCATGAGATACTTCAAAGACATGGAGTCTGGTGAGGTGTTCGCTTACCAGGGCGAGCAAGAACGATTGGAATGGGGCGCGCCTAGTTTGATCGAGGTGGACCCCGCTCAGCTCGGAGCACTATTGAGCCCCCCAGATGAGCCGGTCTCCATCGTTGCCCTCTGCGCAAATATAGACCGCGCCGCAGACTTGGCCCGCCAGCGCGTCGCAGGCGACCCTCTTCGGGCGGTGGAATACGACCGCGCCCGCATTGAGGCCGAGCAGTTTGCGGCAACTGTCTACCAGGGAGTCGTCCCGCCCATGGTCGCCGCCTGGGCCATAAACGGTCGCAGTGCACAGGAGGCCGCTGACGACATTCTGCGCGAAGCGGCGCAGTACTCCGCCGCATTGATCGCGCTGCGCGAGACGCGCCTGGCAGCAAAAGAGCAGGTGCGCATCCTGATGGAAGCTGGCCAAGTCGAACAGGCGCAGCAATTGTCAGAGCAAACCATCGCCTCGATTGAGAAAGCAGTAGCCGGTATCGGCAATAACGCCGGCTAGTTCCGGCGGCACAGAAAACGAACCTCGCCACGGCGGGGTTTTCGTCGTGTTGCGCTGTGGCGACTTGCGCTACAGGCCCCGCCACTCGCTCCCCTTGCGCGCGCGCGTCACGATCAAGGCTCACTGATCTGGCACTTCGCCCAGGAGCCTTTTGCCCATGGCCACCGATTACCATCACGGCGTGCGCGTCGTCGAAATCAACGAGGGCACGCGCCCCATTCGCACCGTTTCCACCGCCGTGGTGGGCATGGTCTGCACCGCGTCGGATGCTGATGCGGTCAAGTTCCCGCTCAACAAGCCGGTGCTGCTCACCGACGTGCTTACCGCCTCCGGTTCCGCCGGCGAGGCTGGCACCCTGGCGCGCAGCCTGGATGCAATCGCTGACCAGGCGTCGCCCGTCACCGTCGTAGTGCGGGTGGAAGAGGGCGCCGACGAGGCCGCGACCACCAGCAACATCATCGGCGGCGTAAGCCCAACCGGCGAATACCTGGGCATGAAGGCCCTGCTGGCGGCCGAGGCCCAGCTCGGCGTCAAGCCGCGCATCCTCGGCGTGCCGGGGCTGGACTCGCTGCCGGTTACCACCGAGCTGGTCGCCATCGCCGAGAAGCTGCGCGGCTTCGCCTATGCCAACGCCTACGGCTGCGAGACCGTATCCGAGGCCCTGGCCTACCGCGCCGGCTTCGGTGCGCGTGAGCTGATGCTCATCTGGCCGGACTTCGTTTCCTGGGACACCGTGGCGAACGCCAACGCTCCGGCCAGCGCCATCGCCCGCGCCCTGGGCCTGCGCGCCAAGCTCGACGAGCAGGTCGGCTGGCATAAGACCCTGTCCAACGTGCCGGTCAACGGCGTGTCGGGCCTCTCCAAGGACATCTACTTCGACCTGCAGAACCCCGCCACCGACGCCGGCCTGCTCAACGCAGACGAGGTCACCACGCTGATCCGCCGTGACGGCTTCCGCTTTTGGGGCTCGCGCACCTGCAGCGCCGACCCGCTGTTCGCCTTCGAGAACTACACCCGCACCGCCCAGGTACTGGCAGACACCATGGCCGAGGGGCACTTCTGGGCGGTGGACAAGCCCATGCACGCCTCCCTGGTGCGCGACATCGTCGAGGGCATCAACGCCAAGTTCCGCGAGCTGATCCGTGGCGGCTACCTGATCGGCGGCGAATGCTGGTTCGATGAAGCCGCCAACGACAAAGACACCCTCAAGGCCGGCAAGCTGTTCCTGGACTACGACTACACCCCCGTCCCGCCGCTGGAAAACCTGCTGCTGCGCCAGCGCATCACCGACCGCTACCTGGTCGACTTCGCCGCCGGCATCACCGCCTGACCCCATTGACCCGCGCGGCCCCGGCCGCGCCGTAGGAGAGCCCAGCCATGGCCCTGCCCAAGAAACTCAAGCACATGAACCTGTTCAACGACGGCAACAGCTACGTTGGCCAGTGCAAGTCCGTCACCCTGCCGACCCTCGGCCGCAAGTTCGAAGACTGGCGCGGCGCCGGCATGGATGGCCCGGTGAAGGTCGACATGGGCCACTCCGACGACGGCATCCAGATCGAATGGACGCTCGGCGGCTGGGACCTGACCGTGCTGCGCCAGTTCGGCGCTGTGAAAGCGGACGGCGTGATGCTGCGCTGGGCCGGTTCCGTACAACAGGACGACACCGGCGCCGTGACCGCCGTTGAGGTAGTCGCCCGCGGCCGGCACGAGGAGATCGACTTCGGCGACGCCGAGTCCGGTGAAGACACCGAGCACTCCATCACCACCACCTGCACCTATTACAAGCTCAGCGTGGACGGCAACGTCGAGATCGAGATCGACCTGCTCAACTTCGTCTTCATGGTCAACGGCGAAGACCGCCTCGCCGAGCACCGCAAGGCCCTCGGCCTGTAAGCCATGCACGGCCAACGCCCACCGTTTCGCAACCCGTCGCAGCCACCAGGCGCTGCGGCAACCCCAACCCCAAGGAGCACACCCATGAGCAAGACCAGCGAACCCATCGTCCTCGAGCAGCCCATCAAGCGCGGCGAGAACAGCATCACCGAGATCACCCTGCGCAAGCCTGCTGCCGGCGAGCTGCGCGGCCTCAAGCTGACCGATCTGCTCAACGGCGACGTCAGCGCCACTATCCGTCTGGTGCCGCGCATCAGTCAGCCCAGCCTTACCGAGCAGGAAGTCGCCGCGATGGACCCCGCCGACCTGTACGACTGCGCGGATGAAATCGCCGGTTTTTTGAACTGGAAGCGCGTGAAGGCGCTGGAATCCCAAGAAGCGTAGATGACGTGATGGCGGACATCGCCCTGGTGTTCCACTGGGGGCCGGAGCAGATGAACGCCATGCCCCTGCATGAACTGATGGACTGGCGCGAGCGCGCCATCGAACGATGGGAGCGCACGCATGGCGCGTGATCTAAACCTTAAGGTCAACCTCCAGGCGCTGGACAATGCCACCCGCCCGCTGCGCACCATTGCCAGCGGCGCGACCAGCCTGGGCCGCGCCCTCAAGGACACCCGCGGCGAACTCAAGGGCCTGCAGGCTCTGCAGAAGGACGTCAGTTCATTCCGCAACCTCAAGGGCGCAGCCGACCAAACCGGCAGCGCCATGCAGGCCAACCGCGAGCGGGTAAAGGCGCTCTCTCGCGAGCTGGCTAGCACCGCCACACCCACCAAAGCACTCACCCGTGAATTCCAGAGCGCGGTCCGCCAGGGCCACGCCCTCAAGCAGAAACACAACGAGCAGCAGCGCGAGCTGCAGGGCCTGCGCGGCAAGCTGGGCGAGGCGGGCATCAGCACGCGCAACCTTGGCCAGCATGAGCGCGAGCTGCGCCAACGTGTCGAGAGCACCAACAAGACGCTGGCGCAGCAGGAACAGCGCCTCAAGCAGCTCACCACCCAGCAGAAGCGCCTCGGCCAGGCCAAGGCCCAATACGAGAGCACCCAGCAATTGGCTGGCAGCATGGCCGCGACCGGTGCGGGTGGGCTGGCGACCGGCAGCGGCATCCTCTATGCCGGCGCGAAGGTCATGGCGCCAGGGCTGGAATTTGACGCGGCCATGAGCAAGGTCCAGTCGCTGACCCGCCTGGATGCCGCATCCGAAGATATGGCAGCGCTGCGCGAGCAGGCCCGTCAGCTCGGCGCCAGTACCCAGTTCACTGCGGGGCAGGCTGCTGAGGCCCAGGGCTTCCTGGCCATGGCGGGCTTCAAGGCTGAATCCATTCAGGCGGCGATGCCCGGCATGCTGGATCTCGCCAAGGCCGGCGACAGCGGGCTGGCCGAAACGGCGGACATCGCCTCCAATATCCTCACCGGCTTCAACCTGCAGGCGAGCGAAACCGGGCGCTTGGGTGACGTCCTGGTCGGTGCCTTCACCCGCTCCAACGTCAACCTGCAGATGCTCGGCGAGACGATGAAGTACGCCGCGCCCGTCGCCGCATCCGTGGGGCAGGATCTCGAAACCGTCGCCGCCATGGCCGGCAAGCTCGGCGATGCGGGCATTCAGGGCAGCATGGGCGGTACCGCGCTGCGCGCCATCCTCAACCGGCTGTCCGCGCCGCCGGCAGCAGCAGCCAAGGCGTTGAACAAGCTCGGCATCAGCGCCAAGGATGCCCAGGGCAACCTGCGCGACATGCCCACTGTGCTGCAGGAGATCTACGATAAAACCAAGAACATGGGCGACGCCGACCGCGCCGGCCTGCTCAAGGCAATCGCCGGCGAAGAAGCGGTAGCAGGTATGCAGGTGCTGGTCGCCCAGGCTGGCAGCGGCGCGCTGCAGGAGTTCGTCAGCACCCTCAAGAACACCGAGGGCGAGGCCAGCGCCACGGCCAAGACCATGGCCGACAACCTGCGCGGCGATCTCTCGGCCATGGGCAGCGCCTGGGAGGATCTGGGCATCCAGCTGCAGGAGCAGCAGAACGGCCCCATGCGCGAGATCACCCAGACCATCACTGGCATCATCGGTGGCGTGAAGGGCTGGATCGCCGAGAACCCCAAGCTGGCCGCCAACATCGTCAAGACTGCCGCCGGCGTCGGCATCCTCATGGCCGGCATGGGCGGGCTGACGTTGGCGATCGCCAGCATCCTCGGCCCGTTCGCCATGCTGCGCTACGGCATGATGCTGTTCGGCATCAAGGGCGCCGGGCTGGCCGGCACGCTGTTCAACCTGGGCAAAACGGCGCTGCCGCTGGTGGGTAAGGGCATCCTGCTCATCGGGCGGGCGCTGATGATGAACCCCATCGGCCTGGCCATCACTGCCATCGCCGGTGGCGCTTACCTCATCTACCGCAATTGGGACAAGGTTGGGCCGTACTTCCTCGGACTGTGGGAGGAGATCAAAGCGGGCTTTTCCGGGGGGCTGGGTGGCATTGCTGCCACCATCCTCAACTTCAGCCCCCTGGGCCTGTTCTACCGCGCGTTCGCCGGTGTGCTCGGCTATCTGGGTGTGGATCTGCCGGCCAAGTTCACCGACTTTGGCGGCATGCTCATGCAGGGCCTGGCCAACGGCATCAAAAACGCTGCCGGCGCGGTGAAGGGCGCCGTGGTTGGCGCGGCGGACAGCAGCATCGGCTGGTTCAAGGACAAGCTCGGCATCCACTCACCGTCGCGCGTGTTCGCCGAGCTGGGCGGCTTCACCATGGCCGGCCTCGAGCAGGGCCTGCAGGCGGGGGAACGCGGCCCGCTGTCGCAGCTGGGTGACACGGCCAAACGGCTCACCGCAGCAGGTGCGATCGGCCTGAGCGCAGCGGTCGGTGCCATGCCTGCGGCAGCAGAGCTGGTCGCGTTCGATACGCGCCCACCGCTGGCCGCGCGTGCTCCTGCAGCGGCGGCTGCAGGCGGTGGCAACACCTACAACTTCAACATCAACGCAGCGCCTGGCATGGACCCCGCGGCGATCGCTCGCATGGTGCGCGCCGAGCTGGAGCGCATCGAGCGCGAGAACGGCGCCCGTGCCCGCTCATCCCTATTCGACCAGGACTGATTACCAGGAGTAACGGACCATGATGATGGCCCTTGGCATGTTCGTCTTCAGCCTGGAGACCCTGGCCTACCAGGAATTCCAGCGCCAGACGGAGTGGCGCCACGGCAGCACCTCGCGCATCGGCACCAACCCGGCGCGCCAGTACATGGGGCGCGGTGATGACAGCATCACCCTGCCGGGCGTGCTGCTGCCTGCGCTGGCCGGCAGCCAGCTGAGCCTTGATGCCCTGCGCACCATGGCCGACACCGGCAAGGCGTGGCCGCTGGTGGAGGGCACCGGGAAGATCTATGGCACCTGGATCATCGAATCCTTGAGCGAAACCCGCACGCTGTTCTTCCGCGACGGCCAGGCGCGGCGTATCGAGTTCACCCTCACACTCAAACGCATCGATGATGGCCGGGTGGATCTGCTCGGCAGCGCCATCAGCGCCGGCGGCAACATCCTGCGGAGACTGCTGTTGTGATCGACACCATCATCGCCCAGGGCAAAAGCCTGCTCGGCCAGGCGGCGGACAAGTACCGCGACGCTGCCGCCTACCCGAAGCCGATCTGCCGCGTGATGGTCAACGGGCAGGACATCACCAGCGCCATCGAGCAGCGGCTTATCAGCATCGAGCTCACCGACAACCGCGGCATGGAGGCCGACCAGCTCAGCATCAGCCTCAGCGACCACGACGGCCTGCTGGCCATCCCGCCACGCGGCGCCGTGGTGCGCCTGTGGCTCGGCTGGCACGACACGGGCCTCGTGGACAAGGGCAGCTACACCGTGGACGAGGTCGAGCACAGCGGCGCGCCGGACATGCTCACCATCCGCGCCCGCAGCGCCGATCTGCGCGAGGGGCTCAAGGCCAAGAAGGAACGCAGCTGGAGCGGCCAGACGCTCGGCGCCATCGTCCAGACCGTGGCCGCCGCCTACGGGTTGAGCCCGGTTATCAGCGCGGCGCTATCGGTCATCCAGCTCGCCCAGGTCGACCAGGCCAACGAATCCGACGCCAACCTGCTCAGCCGCCTCGGCCAGCAGTTCGATGCCATCGCCAGCATCAAGGCCGGGCGCCTGCTGTTCATGCCGGCCGGCAAGAGCATCACCGCCAGCGGCGCCGCGCTGCCGCACATCACGCTCACCCGCGCCGATGGCGATGGCCACCGCTACCTGCAGGCCGACCGCGACAGTTACAGCGGCGTGCGCGCCTACTACTACCAGATCAACAGCGCCGAGAAGAAGGAAGCCATCGCCGGCGGTGGCGATAACCTCAAGGACCTGCGCCACACCTACACCGACCAGGAAGCCGCCCTGCGCGCCGCCCGCGCCGAGTGGTCCCGCCTGCAGCGTGGTACGGCCACGCTCAGCTACACCCTGGCAAAGGGCCGCCCGGAGCTGATCCCCGAACTCACCTACAGCCTGATCGGCGTAAAGGCGGACATCGACGCCGTGGTCTGGCTCGGTGCCAACGTGCGCCACAGCTTCACGCCGGATAGCTACACCACCGTCCTGGAGCTGGAATCGAAGCTGCCAGACGCCGAAGACGTCGCCGAACTGGCCGAGGCCGGCAATTACACCGGCGTGCTCGCCTGGTACCGGGACGAGAAGGCAGGCGACCAGAAGAAACTCACCGAAGGCGACCAGACCAGCCCCAAGCGGCTGCTGCACCTGTACGCCGAAAAGAGCAGCGCCCAGCGCGCCGTGGAGCGGGAATGGAAGCGGATCCAGCAAGCGAACGCGTAAGCGAGCCCGCGTCAGTACCGGCAGCGCCGCAGCGCTCCGCCTGGGAGCTGATCGACGAGGAGTGGGGCGAGCAGCGCGAGGCGCCGATGTGCATGTAGCACGGGCATGAAAAAGGCGCCTTTCGGCGCCTTCAGTGTTTCTGGGTTTCGGCCAGCACCGAGACGAAGCGAATCACATGCGCCCTGTCCGTCGGCGTGCATTGCCGGTACCAGCGCAGCAGCGCCCGCTCGGTTTCACTCACCGGCTCGACCAACTGCGGTACCTCCTGGGCGACCGGGCGGGCTTCCTTCTGACTCGACAACATGCGCGAACTCCATACGCTGACTACTGTATGCCCGTACAGTATATGAGGAATGGCATTCTGCCAACGCGTCAACATTTCGCACAGGCCGTCAGACTTCCGGAACGAAGCCGTAGCCGCCACAACACTGGCAGTCCTCGACCTCGGCGAAGCGCCCCTCGCATTCCGGGCAGGCGTCATACGGTGCGGCGCGAAGGCCCGCGGCGATCCGGGACGCACGCGGCTGACCTTGTTCGGTGAGCACCTCGCAGCACAGCAGGAGGGCGCTGTAGGTATCCTGGCAGGCTGGCACCTCAGGCACGCGCGGGATCTGCTGCAGTCGCCAGCGCTCGCCGTCAGCCAGCACGATCTCCAGCCCTTCCAGCCAGCCGAGCGGTGGACCATACCGTCGAGTGATATAGGGATGATCACCGAAGGGGCGGCGCTCGCCTGGTGCCGGAGCACTCGTGTGGATGATGCCGGTATAGCCGTCCGTCTCGGTGAGGAGCGTCAGAATCCCGCGGCGCACGTGCCCGATCGGGCCAGGGTGGCCAGGCTTGTGCACCTCGTAATGCGCGGCGGGCTTGTAGCGTTTCATCGTGGTCAATCTGAATACTGTATAGACGTACAGTAGATCGAATGCCACGCGCTGCGGTCAATCACCGTATGGCAGCAGGAGGTGGCAACCATGTGCGGTGGAGTCGAGGCGCGCGACGCGGAGCGCAGCTACAAGGTGTATTTCCCCAGCCCGAAGGCGGCGATCCCTGTCATGCTCGAGGGCGGTGAGTCGCTGGGCTGGGTCAAGTGGGGACGCCGGCGCGAAGAGCTCGGCCAAGGCCCGCAGGGCGGCTGGGCGCGGCTGGAAACGGTGGAGCGGGGCGGCTGGGCCAAGTACCAGCCAGTGAAGGCCTACGGCCTGGTGCAGCGCTTTATGGAGAAGGACGCTGAGCGCAAATCACACTGGTTCGACGTGGAGCCGGGCTTCGCCCTGGACTGCTTGGTGCTGGGGGAGGGTGATCAGCGGCGAGTGTATGTAGTCACCAGCTCGCCGCCGGAGGAATTTGCCTGGATACATGATCGATGGCCGATGGTGCGAACACTTGGTTAGGCAGAATTACCCATATAAGGCGTACCAAATACCCGTCCATGTTCCAGATCGTCTTCGCCTCTGAAGTAGACAAGCGAGTGCAGCTGTATCGCTTTAGCTGTTTCGCGCATAAGTGAAGGGTCCGGCGGAATATCGATAAAAATGGTATATAAGTCGTCGCCTGATGTTCGATAGAAGAATCTGGCTCCGAGCTGTTTAAGCTTGTAATGGAGCGCTTTAAAACCCCCACCTTGGCCCGGGGGTAAAGCTGATCTGATGGGGATCGCAAAGGCGCAGACTTCGAAATTCCAATAACCAGTTTCTTCTAAGTCAGCAAGTAAATCGGTACAACCGTCTTGCCAGCCGGCTTCGAAGCGCTCTGTGTTGTTTATTGCAGAAAGCGACGCAGGACTTATTATCTTATGAATATTTTCTAAGGCAGGCAGGCCCTGAGCAGCATGCGAGAGGGCAACCCCTAAAGCTAAACATTCAATTGACTTTTTCATACTCAACGCCTTAGTCAGTCTTCGCGAGGGATTAACGGGATTAGCCGAGAGTAACTTGGCATTCTCCTCTAGTTCGCAAATAACGCGTTCTGCCAATGATCTTCCCCAACGATATGCAGCGGGCAGCCAGACTCGCGCAGCTCGACGGCGCGCATGATCTTCAAGCCATAGCTGCTGTGCCGCCATTGCTCGTTGCCGATGCTGCCGACGATCAGGTAATGCGTCTTCTTGTTCACGCTGGCACCGATCAAGCCGCCGCGCTCCTCGACCAGCTGCTGGCAGGCTTTGCGCGGCCCGTAGGCCATGGTCCCGGTGAACACGAAGAGGCGGCCATCCCAAGCCAGTTCAGGTGCTGGCGTGCAGAACGGCAGATCGTTGGGCGCGGTAAATGCCTGCTCGCTGGGTGTGGCCTTCGCTGGGGTAAGCCCCGCGAAACTGTGCAGCATGCTCAGCAGATCCGCGGATTCGTCCGCGTCGAGAATGCCGTCCTGGAGCATGCAGGAAAGACGGCCATAGAGCAGGTTGACGACCGGGTCATGCAGGTGGACCAGGTTGCTCTCCAGCCAGTTCTTCAAGAACTCAGCCTCGGCCTGGTTGATTGCTCCGTCAGCGATCATCCCTGCCGCCACGCCCACCAGCGCATCGGCGGCGCGCCGATCCATCCGCGCCTGGTTGAAGAAACGGCTCTGCTCAAATTCGCCGTGTAGATCCATCAGCGTTCCCTCCCCAATGTTTGCACTGCAAGGCAGTGCAGAAAAAAGCCGGCACTAAGGCCGGCTATATGCATCGATCAATTGCAGAGCTTGAGCCCGGCTTCAACCACGGCTCCAACACTGACTTTCGTACCAGGAACGCTCTCGCTCTCGGCCCAAATCTGCCCCAGCGGCTCAAGCCCGAGCTGCCTAGCCTTGCCGTTCGCCGCACCGTTCACCGCATACATCCGCCCCGATTCTGGATCGGTCACCACCACGGCATTGCCGGGCAGGCACTGCAGGTGCATTTCCTCGGTGGTGAAAGGCCAGTCGGCGCCGAACTCCTCGGCGCTGATCAGCTTGGGCGGAGCGGCGAGGGCGAGCGGGCTGGCCAGCAGCAGGCCGAGCAGGATCTTGCGCATGGGTACGTCCTTGTGTGGGTGATGTCAGTGGCTACGAGTGCCGGTGATGATGTACAGCACATCCGCCTCGCTGTGAGCGGCCAGCGCCTGCAGGTAGTCGATCGGCATCACCGAGGTGCCGTTCTCGAATCGCTTCTGCATGTAGTCGGTCTGGCCAGCCAGGTGCGCCATTTCGTGCACTTGCAGGCCGAGGCGCTTGCGCTCCTCGAGGAGGCGGTCGCCGAAGTCGCGCGGGCGGTCATCGAGGTCGATTGCTGCTGCCATGGTGCTCTCCTTGTCGTGTCACTCAGCGGTGAGTGAGTCAGCCGCTATTTTTTCGTTTCGTACCGTCCAGCGGACTCAGCTAGCGCCGTGGTCAAGCGTCGTACTGCCGCCTGATCGCTATCGGGCATCGAGCGGTAGTGGTTCAGCACTTCGCTCTCATCCTCAGCCAGGCCTTCCGCCGTCACCGGCGTGCGCTGGCCAGTGAGCAGGTAAAGCACGTCCACACCTGCTGCGGACAGGCCGGTGAGGTACTCCGCGTCGGGGCTTCGCTCATCGGCTTCGTATTTGCCCTGGGCGTTCGCTTTCACGCCGCCGAGTGCACCGAAATCCGCTTGTGAGAGGCCCAGCCGCTTCCTTTCTTCGCGCAGTCGTTCGCCAAGACCACTCATATGGATAGAAATTCCCGTTGACACCACTCAATTGAGTGGTAATCTGTCGCCACATTGAACGCATTTGAATGGTTTTGAATGATGCCAGCCACACGCACCCCCAAACAAGCGAAGGAATGGCTCGCCAAGCAGGGCAAGACCGTCCAGGAATTCGCCCGCGAGCACGGCCTCGATCCGTTCACCTGCTACCAGGTGCTCTCCGGCGTGAAAAAGGGCGTTCGGGGCGAGTCGCACCGCGCCGCTGTGTTGCTGGGCATCAAGGAAGGCGTGGTCGCTGACCTGCCCGATGACTACGGCCGCCGCGCCACCGACATCGGCGCCGTGATTTCAAAGTAATGGCAACCGCCGCAGCGAGAAACCAGAAGATGAAGCGCACCGTTCTAGATACCCGCCGGCAAGTGATGAGCGCTGTGGTGTGCGACTACCCCGGCGGCCGTGAATGCGCTGCAGCCCGTTTGGGTCTGCCGCTCAAGAAACTGGACAACCATCTGTACGAGAACGCCGGCAGCCGGCCGCTTTCGGACGAGCAGATCCACATGCTCGAGCAGCAGTCCGGCACCACGCATTTCCCTGATTACGTCGCCGCGTTGTATGGCGGTGTGTTCGTACCGGTCGCCAACCCGGACGAGCTGGACAACATCGAGCTGTTCGAACGCTGTATGAAAACCGCCGTCAAGCGCGGGGCAGTGGACCGGATCATCGCCGAGGCACTGAGCAACGGTGAGATCGACGAAGGGGAAGCACGCGCCATCCTCGGCGCACACCGCCAGCACATGGCGGCGCGGCATTCGGAAGTACACGCGGTAATCCTGCTGCACAAGGCCCGTAAGCCAGGCCAGAACTAAGAAGTAAGCCGCGGTGGCGGTTTGGGGAGGGGAAGTGAGCGTAGCCAATAACGGCGGATACAAATGCCTATGCCCGGCCTGTGGCCAGCGCATGCGCATCCGCAACAGCGAGGCGCAAACGCCGACGTTCAAGACGATGTACGCGCAGTGCATGAACATGGCCTGCGGCGCGACCTACACCGGGTCGCTGACGTGGGACTACGCGCTCAGCCCCTCCGGGCTGGACGCACCACGCGTGGTACTGCCGGTGGCGCCATCGGTGCGCCGCATGCAGGCGCTGCGCGACAGCCGCGAGAAGACCGATCAGCTCGACATGCTCGACCAAATGGAACCGGAGGTAGCAACCGCATGAACGTCACGACCCTCAACGACGCCCAGGAATACCGGGCCAGCATGCAGCGCGCCGCGCTGACCTTTCTGCAGCGCCACCAGGGCGAGCACCTCACTGATGATGGCCACCTGTTCGAGCGTGCCGTCGGCTACCTGGTCAACTCGCTGGAGGTTCCTGCGTTCATGGCTGATCGCCTGGTGCACCTCGCCATGGGCGAGCTGGAATGCCTCAAGCGCCCGGTGATTGGCATCGATTACGGCACAGCGGACGTGACCCGCGTTGCCTTGGTGAATTTTTTTTCGGGCGAGGCGGTATTAATCCCCCTGCGCCACCTGCCGGCGCGTCTGCAGCCGCCCGCGGCGCCGCTGGCTGCAGCAGCCACTCACTGATCACCCCCTGAATTGACCCAAGCCCATGCCCGCCTTTGCGCGGGTAGGGGAAAGTTGCGCCCGAACGGTGGCCCCATGAGTACAGACGTTTCCATCCAAATCCAGCTGAACAGCGCCCAGGCCGAGGCCTATCTGCGCTGGCTGACCAGCCAGTACGAGCAGCTGATGGCTGCCTGCTGGTACGACGATCGCTACCGCTTCACCCCGCAGGGCGAACGCGGCCCGAAGATCCTGCGCGACCACCCCCACATCGCCGGCCTTAACCGCACCATGCGCGAGCTGGTGAAAGCACGCCAAGGAGCCAAGGCATGAGCACTCAACCGATGCCCGCCTGCGAGGCGCTGGCGGCCGATCCGGCGCGGCACATCTTCAAGCTGCACCTGCAGCGCCTGGTTCTGTCGCCCAGCTACGAGCTGCGGCTGCACGAGGGCATCCGCATGGCCGGTTATCTCAGCGCCCTGCAGGAAAGCGCGCTGATCACCGAGGCGCAGCTCGAAGCTGTGAATGACGAGATTCATGCCTTCGTTTGGGGGGCGCGCTCATGAAAGACATGGACCGCCACATCCGCGAAGAGGTGCTGCGCCGTTTCGAGGGTGACTTCGGCCTCAAGCGCCGCGCCGGTACCGACTACATGCGCGGCGGCACCTGCCCGAGCTGCGGCAAGAAGGAGCTGTATTCGCGCTACGACCAGCCGTGGTTCATCAAATGTGGCCGGGAGAGCAAGTGCGGCGAGCAGTGGCACGTCAAGGAGCTGTTCGACGACCTGTTCGACGACTGGAGCAAGCGCGCACCGGTCACCGAGCAGGCGCCGGCCGCCAGCGCCGATGCCTACCTGCAGTTCGCCCGTGGCTTCGACCTGAGGATGATCCGCGGCTGGTACAGCCAGGAGAACTACTGGAACCGCGAACTGGCCCAGGGCAGCGCCACGGTGCGCTTCACCCTGGAGAAGGGTGGCTACTGGGAGCGGCTGATCGACCGCCCGCACCGCTTCGGCAAGCAGAAGGCGCGCTTCGCCCCCGGCCAGAGCATGAAAGGCTACTGGTGGTGCCCGCCAAGCGTGGACCTGCTCGAGGTCGATGAGCTATGGATCGTCGAGGGCATCTTCGACGCCATCGCGCTGCTGCACCATGAACTCGACGCCGTGTCGGCCATGAGTAGCAACGCCTTCCCGGCCGAGTCGCTCAAGGCGCTGGTAAAGGCCCGCGCCGAGGTCGGGCGCAAGCTGCCGCGGCTGGTCTGGGCGCTGGACAACGAGCCGGGCGCCCATCGCTACACCCGCCGCTGGGCGAAGATGGCCCGCGAGCTGGGCTTTACCTGCGAGGCGGCGCAGATCCCGCAGCGCGACCGCAAGGTGGACTGGAACGACCTTCACCAGCGCTGGGCCTTTATCGAGGGTGACGACAAGCGCGAGGAGCAGATCGAGCGCGACCTCAAGGAGGCCCGCTACCACGGCAGCCTGCTGCTGGCCGAAAGCGCGGCGGAGAAGGGCGCGCTGATGTACGAATGGCGCGAGCGCCACGAATTCCACTTCGCGTTCGAGAACCGCCTCTACTGGTTCAAGATGGATATCGACAAGTTCAACAAGGCCATGCAGGGCTTGGAGGACTCCGAGCGCCAGGAAGATCAGCAGCTGAACGACCGCCAGCGCCGCGACAAGGCCCTGCGCCAGTGCGGCGCCGTGGTGGAGATCGCCAACTGCTACCCGCAGGCGCTGTACTTCCAGCGCAACGAGGTGACGGACGAGTCCTGGTACTACTTCCGTGTGGACTTCCCCCATGACGAGCCGACGGTGCGCAACACCTTTACCGGTGGCCAGGTGGCGGCGGCCAGCGAGTTCAAGAAGCGCCTGCTCGGCATGGCCGCCGGCGCGGTGTTCACCGGTACCGGCGCGCAGCTGGACCGGATCATGCGCGACCAGCTCTACGGCCTGAAAACCGTCAAGACCATCGACTACATCGGCTACAGCAAGGAACACAGCTGCTACGTGTTCGGCGACCTGGCCGTGCGCGGTGGCGTGCTCGAGCAGGCCAACAAGGAGGACTATTTCGAGTTCAAGCAGCTGCGCTTGAAGACGCTGCAAAAGTCGATCCGCCTGGAGATCGCCCGTACCGACGAGGGCTACCGCGCCGAGTGGCTCGAATGGCTGTGGACCTGTTTCGGCACCCAGGGCATCGTCGCGCTGGCGTTCTGGTTTGGCTCGCTGTTCGCCGAGCAGATCCGCGACGAGTACCAGAGCTTTCCCTTCCTGGAAGTGACGGGCGAAGCGGGCGCGGGCAAGTCGACGCTGCTGATGTTCCTCTGGAAGCTGTTCGGCCGCCCGGACGAAGAGGGCAAGGACCCGAGCAAGATGTCCAAGGCGGGTCTGCGCCGGTGGATGGGGCAGGTATCCGGCATGCCGCTGGTACTGCTCGAGGCCGACCGCAGCGACAACGACCGCGGCGCCGCCAAGGCCTACGACTGGGACGAGCTGAAACCGCTGTTCAACGGCGGCACCCTGGGCGTGACCGGCGTGAAGACGGCCGGCAACGAGACCTACGAGCCGCCATTCCGCGGCACCATCGTCATCAGCCAGAACGCCACGGTGATGGCCAGCGAGGCGATCCTCACCCGTATCGTCAAGCTGCACTTCGTGCGCCCCGAGGTCACCGCCGCCAGCCGCGCCGCAGCGGACAACCTCAACCATCTGAGCGCGATGGACGTCAGCCACTTCCTGCTGATGGCCGCCCGCGCCGAGGGCAAGGTGCTGGAAACCTTCCGCACCCAGGTAAAGATGCACGAACAGGCGCTGCGCGAGCTGAAAGAGATCCGCATCGAGCGAATCATCAAGAACCACGCGCAGCTGCTCGCCTTGGTCGACTGCCTGCGGCTGATCATCCCGCTCACCGATCGGCAGCACGCCGGCGCGCAGCGCGAGCTGGTGGCCATGGCGCTGGCCCGCCAGACCGCCGTCAACGCCGACCCGGCCGAAGTGGCCGAATTCTGGGAGGCCTTCGACTACCTGCAGGGCCTGAGCGAGGACCCGGTGGTCGACCACTCGAAGAAGCCGGACGTCATCGCCGTGAACCTCAACGAGTTCTGCGAGCGCGCCGCCGACCACAAACAGAAGATCGCCGACATTGGCACGCTGCGCACCCTGCTACCCAACAGCCGGTCGCGCAAATACCTCATGCACAACAAGGGCGTGGACAGCGCCGTGCGCGCGGCCTTCAACCGCCGCAACCACCTCAGCCAGCGCGGCACCACCGTGAAGTGCTGGATTTTCCAGAACCCCGACCCGACCGGGCGCGGCAACGCCTGATCGGTCGAGCAACACCCCAACCCAAGGAGAAGCACCATGCAAGACGAAAAAACCACCGAGCCCAAGCCGTTTTCAGCACTCAAGGAGGCGCTTTTCTACCTTGATTACGCCAACGACTCAGTTCTCGAGGCGGAACGCGACCTGGCGAAAGCAAAGCAGGCGTTCACTGACAAGCTGCGAGCGCTCGGGCCTGTCTGGCTTCAGGCATCCGAGGCGGCTGAAAAGATGGGGGAAATACTGCCAGACGCGTTCCGTGAAGGTGGGCTGCTCATCAGGTTCGACGAGGACGGTGTAGCGAGTGTCGATCGCTTACCCGACGCCGCCTCTAGCCACACGTTGTACACGCTGGCCAACAAGGCTGGCGAGTAAGCAGACCAACCCAAGGAGAAGCACCATGCAAAAGCATTTCAGCCTTACCAACGCCATGCGCGAAAAAGTCGCCAACCAACTCACCGTGCAGGCGGTCGCCCAGCACGGCCCGCGCATCGCTGCTGACCTCGCCGCGCTCAACGAACAGTACTGGGCAAAGCACCGCGCCGCCGTTGAGGCGCTGCCCGGATTGAGCAAGAAGCACTGGCCGGACCTGATCTTGGCCGGAGCGGTGACAGCTACAGCGAGCTGCACGCCCAGCTATATGCAGCTGCGCGAGGGCAAAGACCCGTACGAACAAAAGCTGGTGGCCGTGTACAAGCACTACAAGGAAGACGCTCGTAACGCGCTGGTCGCCCAGGTGCTGGGGTCGACTGCCTTCGAGGGCGTCAGCCGCTACCTGGAGCGTGAGCGTTATGAGGGGCACTGGGTTATCGGCTTGAAGAGCCCGACCGGCGGTGTTCCGCGCCTGCATTACATGGAGCGAATCACCGACCCGGCGCTGGAATCGCTCGCGCTGCTGATCTGCTCCGAGCTTGCTGGTGTGATCGACGCGGCGGTTGCTTTCCGCGCCCAGGCGATGGACGTGCTGCTGGCCTGCCGCACCTCCCGCCAAGTCGAAGACCTGTTCCCCGAGGCCGCCAAGCTGCTGCCGCAGCCGGTGAAAAACGAGAAGGCGCTGGCACCGACCGAGCTGGCTGCCAACGTGCGCAACATGCTCAACCAGGGCGTTCCGCCCGTTGTGGCCCAGGCGTGAGGGTGGCGGCGATGAACCACTACGACGATGACGAACCAGGCCTCAGCCTGCGCGCCCGACTGGCCATGACCGGCTGGATCGGCACCGGCCTGGCCGGCCTGCTGACCGCGGCCAACCACCTGCCGGACCTGTTCCTGCTGATCGCACGCTGAAAACAAGAAGGCCCCGGTGAGCGGCAACTCACCAGGGCCTGACCAACCCAAGGAGAAGCACCATGCAAGCACAAACCCCCGAAGTCAGCGCTGAGCAGGCTACCACGCCAACTGCCGACCTGCGCCTCGTGTCTGTTGAGCAGCTCAAGAAGATTCACCGCGAGCTGGACGCCTGGCAGAAAGTCATCTGGCTGGCCGGCTGCCGCCCGAGAGTGCCCAACGGCTTCGACCCGGCCTACGTCACCGGCGCCCAGGAGCAGCTAAAAGTCATCGAGGAAATGCTCGCCAGCGCTCAGCCTGATGCCCTAGACGATACCGCCCGCCTCAACTTCATCCTGGAGAAGCACCGCAAGGTGGTGGTCGAGCTGGTCCCCGGTCAACGGCATGAGGTCTATGTCGAAGAAGGCTTTATGGCCGACGAGCAATACCCCGCCATTACCCATGCGGGCGCCTGGTCAGATGGTTCCGCAGCGGCGAAAGAGGTGAAGCGCAAAGCAATCGACGCAGCCATCGCAGCGCACAAGGAGTCCACCCATGGCTGAGCGCAACCGGCCAACGATGGCCAGCCACCGACTGGACCTGCCCAGCATCTGCGACATCTGCAACAAGGCCCGCTCCACCCGCAAGCACGCTGCCTGCAGCCGCATCCGCCAGCAGCGCAAGCAGGAAGAGTGGGCCAGCTACATGGGCAACCTCGCCGCGAAGAAAGCCCAGGGAGGCCGCCGCTATGCCCGTTGAGATCCGCACCCGCTTCACCACCGGCACCTACGTGGCCACCGTCCGCGGCGAGAAGCGCACCGCCAGCAACACCATCAGCGCGCGCCAGGCCGCCGAAGCCATGGCCCGCAAGCTGGGCCTCGATCCGGCACGGCTCCGCGAGACCCAGCGCGACTTGCTGCGCAGTGGGGTGGAGCTGTTTGTGCATCCCGATGCCCCGAAGGTGAAGGAGGTGGGCCATGGCTGACGAGTACATCTATGACGTGCACCACGTCGCCCGCGACTTCGACCGCAGGCTGATCTGTCGCTGCCCCCACTGCCAGGACATCGTCGGCTTGGATGGCGACGACGTCGAGGACGTCATGGGCGAGCAGTACAAGTGCCGCTGCGGTGGCTGGTTCCAGATCGACACCTGCGTTCACCGTGTGAAGGGCGAGTTGCCACCGAACAAGGGCATACCAGGGTGATGGCGGGGCGCGAGCAATGCGCCACGAGACTGACCTAGAAATCACACCAACCAATTCGAGGCCCGGCGACGGGCCTTTTTCTATTGCAGCGGGCGCGGTACCGGTACCGTGCCCGCTGGGTTTTCGCGTGGGGACGCATATGGCAGATGGAGTTGAGGTGCGCGGGAACTCCGTGCGCGTGGACTTTCGGTGGCAGGGCAAGCGCTGTAAGGAGCCGTTTCCCGGCCCGCCGACACCGGGCAACCTGGAAAAGGCGGCGCGGCTGGTTGCCATCATCAAGCACGAAATTCAGGCCGGAACATTCAGCTACGCGCGCTATTTCCCTGACTCGGCGCGGGTGAAGGAGGGCACGTTCGGCCATTGGATCGACCTCTGGCTGGATATCAAGCGCAACGAGCTGGCCAAGTCCTCGATGGATGGCCACGAGAGCAAGATCAACTGCCATATCAGGGGACAGTGGGGCGAGCGCCAGGCAGAGGACATCAGCTTTGTGGAGATGCAGCGGTGGGTGCAGAAGGGGCTGATGCCCAAGCTGCACAACAAGACGGTGCGCGAGATCGTGGCGATCGTGCGGCAGATCTACCAGCTGTACCGGACCACCAACGCCGTGGCGTTCGACCCAACGGAGGGCATCGTGATCCGGCTGCCGGACGATGAAGACCCCGATCCGTTCGAGCGCAAGGAGATCGATGCGATCCTCGGCACCCCATCACCGGGCCGTGAGCAGGAGCTGGCTCTTATCAAGTTCATGATCTGGACGGGGCCGCGGGTGAGCGAGGCGATCGCGCTGGCGTGGGAGGACGTCGACCTGGCGAAGGGCGAAGTGACGTTCCGCCGGGCGAGAGTGCGCAGCGCCTACAAGGTAACGAAGACGCGCCGTTCGACGCGCAAGGTCAAGCTGCTGAAGCCTGCCCTGGAAGCGCTACGCGAGCAGGCCGAGCGCACGGAGAAGCTGCCAAAGGTCGAGGTTGAGACGACCGATCGGGATAACCGGACGGTGCGCAAGCAGTACCTGCGGTTCGTGTTCCATAACTCGCACACCAATCAGGCGTACTCGACCTCGGACAACATGCGCAACGGGTGGTGGAACGGCCACCTGAAGGCAGCGGGCGTTCGCCATCGCGGGCCGAACAACTGCCGGCACACGTTCGCCAGCCAGATGCTCACCAGCGGCGTGGTGCCGCTTGATTGGATTGCCGAGCATATGGGGCACACGTCCACCTCAATGATCCACAAGCACTACGGCAAGTGGATCAGCAACGACGCGGCCGATATGACCAGCCTTATCGAGCGACAGCTGAAGCTGTAGCCGGTCCCGCTACGAAACAGCCCAAAGCCCCGATTTCCGGGGCTTTTTCGTATGTGCCGGGACCACGGATGGTCCCAAAATGGTCCCATTGGCCACCTGCCCGAGAAAAATTCCTTAGAAATCAACGCCGCAAGGCGGCCGTGCGATGATTTCGAATCTCTGCGCTTCCGCCATCTGCAATCCTGAAGGCCCCGTACTCCGGGGCCTTCAGCGTTTATGAGGTGCGGAAAATTGGGTGAGAATGTTCCCATATTGTTCCCATCC